GCGCCCCATCAGGGCGGCGATGGTGGCCGCGCGATGGGATGGATCCTGCGCCGCGCAGCGATGGTGCACATGACGCTCGACAAGGCCCGCGCGCGCCGTCTTCTCCCGTGGCTCGAGATGCTCGCGACTTACGAGAAGACGATCCACACGGGCACCTTCTGGCAACGCGTCACGTCCCCCTCCGAGGGCGGAATGGCCGCTGCCTGGACGACCTACGGCGTGCCGCTCGACGAGGACGTCGCGCAGAACATCGAGATCGCGATCGCGGTGCACGGCGTCGCCTGCCTCGCGCGCGCGCTCGGTCCCACGGCGCAGGCTGACGCGCTGCCGCGCCTGCTCGCCGCGGCGCAGAATTCCGTCGGCGATCCCTCGCGCTTCACCCAAACCGAATGGCAGGGCGGCGGAATGGGACCGGCCAAGTTCCAAGGGGTCGGCAAGAAGGGGCAGGCGCCCTATCCGGCGATCACGCAGAGCTGGGGCGGCTCGAATCCCGTGAACTTCCCCGATACGCTCGCCATCGCCTACGCCGGGACCGGCAACAAGCAATGGCTCGACCTCGAACGAAACCTCGGCGCTCCCACGGCTCCGACGGTGAGCTACGCAGCGATGGCGGCGGCGACGGCGCCGGACGGCTGGAACGAGACGCTGATCGCGGCGCTCGAAAGCGCGTAGGCTCGAAGCTCGAGGCTCTGCTCGAATCGCAGCTCCGAGCCGAATCGATCGACGGTTTCGAACGCCAGTTCCGCACGACGAAGCGGCGACATCGCTGGGACTTCGCGTTCCCCGCGCTGCGCCTCGTGATCGATATCCAGGGCGGAATCTGGCTGCGCGCGAAGAGCTCGCGCAATCACGCTAGTCCGATGGGCGTGATGAACGACTGCATCAAGCTCAATTACGCGACGCTCGCCGGCTACCGCGTGCTCAAGTTCACCGCCCGCGAGGTGAAAGACGGCTCGGCCGTGGGCTGGATCAAAGCGTTTATCGAGCGGGCGGTCTCTATGCACGCTGCCGAGTCTTTAGCATCCCGGCAAAAGCCGACCGAAAATGCCGTCTTGACTTCGCGCGCGCGGACCGTAGATGAGAGAGCGATCCATGATCGCCCATGCGCGCAACAGGGAACCGGAGAGCGAGCTCGATCTGACTCGTCCGACGGCGATCTCGAAGCTCTTCAAGTTCGAGCACGCCGGCAAATCGCGCGACGAGATCGAATCGTCTCGCTCTGATTTCGATCCGGCGATCCGCGACCCGTTCAAGCGGGATGGCGAGGCGTCGAAGATGTTCGCGCTGCCGCAGGGATTCGGCGGCTATCGGATGCAGCTTCAGCTCGCCGGCGAAGCGGCGATGTCGCGGCCGTTCCTGCAGAACCCGACGGTCTACTCCTGCACGATGGCGATCGTGCGCGCGTTCACTCAGGTGCCCCCCACGGCGTTGAATGCGAAGACCGGCGAGCCGATCTCGAAAGAGGCGCTCGCGAAATCGCGACTGTGGCGCGTCCTCCGCCGCCGGCCCAACGCATGGCACAGCGGCACGAAACTGCAGCACTACATTTCGATGTATCACTGCCTTTTCGGCGAGACGTTCCTCTTCATGTTGAAAGGGGACGGCAAGCAAATGCGCCCCGTTCGCGAGGGCGAATATCCCGATGAAATCTGGCCCGTGCGCGGCGAGCTCGTGCAGGAAGTGCTCGACGACGTCACGAAGCTTCCGAAGCTATGGAAGCTCGTCACGCGCGATGGAGTGATCGAGTACCCCGTCGAATCCGTCGTGCAGATTTCGGCCGTCGACCCCTACAACCCGATTCGCGGCGTCGGACCGATGCAAGCAGCGTGGCGCTGCGCCTCGAAGGACTTCCAGATCGATCGCTATGACGAGGCGCTGATCGCGAATGGCGGCAGCCCGGGCGGCGTGCTCACTCTGCAGGGCAATCCGGGCGAGCCCGAGATCCGGGCGATTCGCAAGGCCTGGAACGACGCGCATAGCCGAGTCGAGAACACGCGCGAGACCGCCGTGCTTCCGCTCGGCACCACGTTCCAGCAGCTCGGGTTCAATCCGAAGGACATGGAGTTCTCGAACCTCCGGGTCTGGAACCGCGACATCGTGATGGGCGTGTACGGGGTGACGAAACCCATCATCGGCCTCACCGAGGGCCTGAACTATGCGTCCGCGCGCGAGGCGTTCCGCGTGTTCTGGGAAGTCACGATGGTGCCCTTCCTCGAGTTCGTGGAGAGCGAAATACAGTTCAAGCTGTTCGACCGGCTCAATGGGCCGGAGAGCGAATGGCTCTACAAATACGACCTCTCCAACGTCGCCAGCCTGAAGGAGACGCTCGACGCGAAGGTCGATCGCACGGTCAAGCTCGTGCAGCAGGGTGGCCAGCCGTTCAACGTCGCGAAAGAGCTCGCCGGATGGAAGATCGGCGACGTGCCCGACGGCGATCAAGCCTGGGTGCCGCAGGGCGTTCAGGTTCTGCCCGAGCACCAAGCGGCCGTCGATGCCGCCAATCCGCCGCCCGAGCCGCAGTCTCCGCCGGCGACCGACGCCGAGACTCCGCCGATGAAGCCGCCGCCCGAGCCGACCCAGACTCGCGCGCAGCTCGGGAAATCCGAATCGGCCCATCTCTACCAGCAGGCCCAGTCGGCGCACGTCGACGCATGGGCCAAGAAGCTCGCCACGCCGGTGCGGCGCGTGTTCCGCGACCTCGCACTCTATTCGCGCAAGCGGATGCAATCGCTCGAGGCGATTCACGAGAGCGCGCTCGAGAAACTGATCCTCACGCGCGACGAACTTCGCGTCGTGCTGCTCCTCGCGCTGGAGGATTGGCGCAAGGAGATGCGCGGCGCCGTCGAGCAGCCCTTGCGTGATCTGTTCGACCACGCAGCCAGCGAAATCTCGCGGGAGATTGGGGGGACGCCACTGTCGAGCTCCGATCCTTTTGGAAAGGAGTTCCTCGCGAGTGCGGCCGAACGTTTCGCGCAAGGGCCTTTGGACACCGTCATGGGCGTCATCGAGGACAAGATCCTCGCCCAGCTCGCGCAGGCCCCCGACATCGCGACCACGATCGAGTCGGCCGTGAAAGCGCGGATCGGCGAGATCACCGACGATCTGAACAAGTTCATCGATGCCTTGCCTGATCAGGCCGATCGCGTTGCCTCCACCGAGGCCCAATCGGTTTGGAATGGCGTGCGCGAGCTCGACATGCGCAAGCAGGGCGTCACCCACTCGATGTGGCTGACCGCGCGCGACGAGCGCGTGCGCCCGCACCATGTCGAGCTCGACGGCCTCGTGCGGCCCATCGGGCAGGTGTTCGGCTACAACCTTCGATTCCCCGGCGACCCGCAAGCCGCCGCCGAAGACGTCATCAATTGTCGGTGCGCGCTCGTGCCGCAAGTGAATCCCGGGAGCAACCAATGAATCAGCGTCTGGCTCACCTCATTCGTTCCGGCCAAGCGACCACCAAGGATCTCGAAGGCGCTCCGGCCGCGGAGGTGCTCGCGATCAAAGCGGCGAAGGACGAGCCGCAATATCGCTACTTCCAATCCGATCCGACCGCGCCCGCGGACAATTCGCGCGTGCTGCGGTATGTGATCAATCAGCAAACTCCCGATCGCCTCGGCGACATCGTGGTGCAGCGCGGGATGGATTCGTCCCTGTGGGACAAGAACCCCGTCGTGCTCTGGTCGCACGAGCGCAAGGAATTGCCGCCCATCGGCCGCGGGATGAACAAGGTGATCGACACCTCGAACGGCGTCGACCGCACGATCGCGAGCGTCGAATTCGCGCCGAAGGAAGCCTCGCAGTTCGCCGAGAACCTTTACCAGCTTGGTAAAGCCGGCTTCCTGAAGGCGACCTCGATCGGGATCTTTCCGACCGACATCAAGGATGTCACCGACGCCGAGCGCAAGGAGCTCGGGATGACGCCGTGGGGCGTGTACATCGAGAAGTCCGAGATGTTCGAGTTCTCGCTGTGCTCGATCGGAATGCATCCCGAGGCGCTCGAGCTGCAAATGAAGAAGTTCGAAGCCGCCGGGATCAGCGACCGCACGACGCGTGACTTCCTGAAGAAGTTCCCGCTCACCGAGCGCGATCACGAGCGGCTGCTCGCCGAGGCGAAGCGCGCGTTCGTCTCGCTCTCCGCGCCGGCACCGAAGGAAAAGAGCCCGAAGTGCCGCCAATCGGGCGAGACCAAAGAGAAGTGCGTCGAGCGCAAGATCCCCGAGATCATGAAGGACAACCCCTCGATGGATCAGAAGCAGGCGGAAGCGATCGCCTTCTCCATGTGCTCGAAGGGCTGCGGCAAGGCGAAGAAGAAGCTCGCCGCCGCGCTCGAGCGCATCGCCGATTCGCAGGCGGCTCTCGCGAAAGCGATCGAGACGCTCGTCGAGCACCAAGCGAAACAGGCCGAGCTCGCGACCAAACAGGTCGCGGCTCTGTCGGACTTCACCAAGCATCTCGCCCGAGCTGGTGGCTCAAGCGGCGGCGCTCCGGCGCCCGAGGCCGCGAAGCCCGATGCCAGTTCACAAGCCGAGCTGAAGAAGGTGAGCGACCTCCTCAACTCAGTGAACAGCGCCGTGCAACTGCTGGCGCGAAAGGCATAGCAATGGAAATCACGATGGCAAATCTCGCCGAGCAGGTCACGACCGTCGGCAAGAGCGTCGAGAATGCGGTCGAGCAATGGCGCCAAGCCGATGCCACGACCCGCAAGGATCTCGAAGCGAAGATCACCAAGCTCGAGGACGCTTATCAGAAGCTGCTCGAGAAGCAGGCCCAGGAGGCGCGCACGCACCTGCCGGGCACCGAGGGGATGGTCACGCGCAGCGGCGAGAAGAACAAGTTCTCCTACGGCCGTGCGCTCAAGCTGATCACCAAGCTCGCGAATCCGAACGACAAGGAGTTCGGCTTCGAGGTCGAAGTCTTCAAGAACATGGAGAAGAACTTCGACGGCCTCGACCCGACCTACAAGACCGCGATCAACGCGGCCACGGGCGCGGGCGGCGCGTTCCTGATCCCGATCGAGCTCTACGGCGACATCATCAAGGAAGCCCAGGCGAACTCGATCGCGACCATGCTGGGCGTGCGCGAGCTGTGGGGCCTCGTCGGAAACATCCAGTGGGTGAAGGACCAGGGCGGCACGACGGCCTCCTACATCGACACGGAAGCCGAAGAGACCGGCTCGGAATCCACGCCGAGCTTCGCCGCCATCGAGGTGAAGCCGCACGTCCTGGGCGCGTTCGTGCCGATGACGTGGTCGATGCTCAGCCAGCCGGCGATCGCACTCGATCAGTGGATCATCGGCATCATCGCCAAGAAGATCGCGCTGCGTAAGGACAAGTCGATCTTCGTCGGGCAGGCGACGCTCAAGGAGCCGCGCGGCATCACGAACACGCCGGGCGGCAACACGGCGGTCAATTTCGCCTCGACCGGCTACGGCTCGGGCGGCGTCGTCTACTCGTGGGACGGCACCAATACGCAGACCCTCACCGACGCACTGATGGACATGATCAGCACGCTGGCCGCGTCGAACACGTTCGTGGGTGCGACCAAGCTCGGCTGGGCCTTCGACCCCTTCGTGGTGACGAAGATCGGCAAGTGCAAGGACCGCGACGGCAACCCGATCTTCGCTCTGCGTGGGCCGAACGAAGCCCTCGCCGGCCGGATCCAGAACATGTTCGGCTACAAGCTCGGCGAATCGACCCAGCTCGGTTCCTCGAGCTCGTCGACGCTCGGCTTCGGTCTCTTCGGCGACTTCAATCGCTGCATCGACTGCAATTGGGGCACGCTGGCCTTCGCCTCGTCGAACGAGACGGAGACGAACTTCCGCAAGCTGCGCACGACCGTGCGCGCGATCCTGGCGCACGACGTCATGGTCGAGGAACCCAAGGCGTTCGTCAGCGCCTCGAACTTCAACAGCACCTGATCGCTTCGGCGACCTGAAGGACGAACCACCCACACCTCAAGCACCAAGCGAAAAGGACCAAACCATGCAAACCGCAATCAATCCGAGCGACCTCCTGCGAGTGCATTACGGCATTCTCACGCGTTCGCTCACCACCTCGACGTCGCTGGCGGGCGGTCAAGTGACCGACTCGCTCGGTTACGACGACGTGACCCTGATCGCGTTCTCGCAGTCCTCGGCGACGGCGGACACGATCACCTTCGCGCTCCAGTCCGGTTCGAGCAACACCTCGTTGGCGGGCACGCTCATCACCGGCGCGAGCTTGACCCTGAACCTCACCACGGAAGCGGGCCTCGTGAAATGCGGAGCCGTGCGGCTCTTCGCGAAGAGCCGCTATCTGCAGGCCACGCACCAGGCCACCACGGGATCCGTGGCGACCTCGATCTATGGCGCGATCCTCGTGCTCTCGGCTCCCAAGTACACCGTCGGCGACAAGGCCGGCAACCAGGGGAACGGCGCGGATCCGTCGACGTTCACGGCGTTCGCCTTCAACGTGCCGTGATCTGATCTCGCGTGTCACTCGGAGCCGCCCATGACTCAAATCGCCCTCACGACGCTTGCCAACGTCAAGGAGCGCTTGAAGGTCCTGGGCGGCTCGAGCGACAATTCGCTCGACTCAACGATCAACCGCATCATCCCGGCCGTTTCGCGCAAGATCGAAATCTATCTCGGCCGGCCCTTGCTCGCGCAATCGCGCACCGAGGAGTACGACTTCGAGCAGCGCAAGACGAATTTGTGGCTGCGGGCCTATCCCGTGACGCAGATCGACTCGGTCAAGCTGTCGCTCAATTGGGACTGGACGAACGCGGTCGCCCTTCAAACGGCCGGCTACCATTTCGATGCGGACACCGGCGAGCTCGTGTTCGACATGCTCATGAATTGGACGCCGGCCTATCGCACGAACACGCGCGTCGCGCCGAAGGCAGTGCAGGTGATCTATACCGGCGGGATCGGGCCGGACACGAACACGATCATGACGAACTACCCCGACATCGCGGAGGCGTGCGAGATCGAATGCGTGATGCACTATGTTCAGGGCAAGAACCCGACTGGCTCGGCCAAGCGGCTGCATGACGATACCGTGCAGTACGACGCGCCCATGAGCATGACCAAGCAGGCGAAAGAGCTTCTCTACCCCTACAGGCGGCAACGCTTCGGACTGGGATGAACTTCGGGATCAAGATCGACGACACCGGAGCTCGACGCGCGATCGCGACGCGCGCGCGCGAGGTGCGCCGCACTCTGCTCCAGGCCGCCAATCGGATCGGATCGGAGTTCGTTCGGCGCATCCGCGAAGACCAATTCACCGGCTATACCGGCGCCGCGCGGCCGGACAAGCTCCAGGTCCGCTCAGGCGATCTGCGCCGGCATGTGCGCATGTCGGTGAACGACAGCGCCGGCGCGATCGTGCTGCGCCTCGAAGTGCTGCCGGACGAAGAGCGGCAAGCGCGCTACGGTTCGGTGCACGAATTCGGCGCGACGCTCCAGCCCCGCAACGCGCAGTTCATGACGATCCCGGTCGGCGATTCGCTCACACCCACGGGCCAGACGCGGGAGCAGTGGCGGCCGCGCCGAGGCTCCGACGGCAAATGGTACGTGAACGGCTACCGCTCGTTCATCTTCACTGCGGCCAATGGCAAGACGTACATCGGCTATCGCACCGTCCGCGCGCGCGGTGGGCGAGTTCGATCCGGCCAGCGGCGGCCGACCTCGCGCGACGTGCGCGCGGCATGGCGACTCGAGCGCACCGTGACGCTCCCGCCCGGCCGCATGGGCTTTCATCGCACCTGGGATGAGATGGCGCCGTTCCGCGAGAAGGTGCTCACCGAGGAGCTTGCCAAACTCCAATGACGCAGCCGTCACTCGAACCCGTCAAGGAGAGGATTCTGCTCTCCATGCAGACCGCGCTGCAGGGGATCGATCCGTCGCGCGGTTCGTTCTGGAACACGATCAATTCGGCCAACGTCGTGATCGGCGATGCCAACGGCCTCGAGATCGCGAGCACTCCCTTCATCGAGATCCTGCCCGGCAAGACGGTGTACGATTCGGAGCCGCTCAAGGATCGCACGCTCCGGCACACGACCGCGCGCTTTCATGTCATGGTGACGGGCTATCTCGAGACGCGCAGCGACGTGCGCCAGAGCATGATGCGCTTCGAGCGCGACATGATCACGGCCGTCTACATCGACCGCCAGCTCGGCGGCCTCGCGCTCGACACCTATCTCGTGGAGTCGAATCCGTGGCTCTCGGCGCCGACCGAGAACGACAAAATCTCCGCCGGCGTGGAGCTGGTCTTCGTGGCATGGCATCGTACCCCCATCAACAATCTCGAATCGCCAAACTGAGGACCGACCCATGACGCTCAAGCTTCTCGTCCGCCTCGATCAGGTCGTGTACGACTCGACCGGCGCCCAGCTCGGCATCAGCGGTGACCAGCTCGCCCGCGACAGCGATCTCGCGCCGGGCGACCTCGACAAGGTGGCCGTCTTCGATGATGCCAGCGAACCGCTCGACATGGGGCATTACCACATCCATCCATGACCGCCGTCGACACCTTCGACATCGATCCGGGGTTCGAATTCGTTCGGACCTCGATGCGCAACGCGAGCCAATCGGCCGCGGACCGCTACGGTGTCGTCCTGTGCCGGCAGATCAATGAGCGGCAGGTGCGCGTGTTCAGCCTCAATTGGCAGAGCGTGCCCGCCCAGGTGCTGACGCGGATCCGCCAGATCGCCGACAAGGCGTTCGGGCCGGTCGGCCGCGTGAACTTCACGCCGCCCGGGGAATCTCAGCTCGAGGTGTGTTTCACCGCCAATACGATCAAGGACATTCAGCGAACCGCAACCGATGCGAGCTTGACCGTCGAGCTCGAGGAAGCACTCTGATAGGAGACAGTCATGCTGACCCGCCTCGAACAAATCGCGATCAAGCAGGAGACGCAAGAGAACATCGCGGTCGCGAACTCGTCGCTCTTCAGCTCGGCCAACATGTCGTATTCGGTGATAGACCCGCAGGCGAACTTCAACCTGCAGGCCACGGACCGGACGATCAAGCGGGACACGCTGACGCCGCTTCGCCCCTTGATCGGCAAGAAGTACGGCAAGATCAAGTTCGGGCTCGAGATGGCCGCGAACAATTCGGGACCGACCGGCGTGCCCGAGATCGGTCTTCCCCTGCGCGCGTGCGGCTTCCGGCAAGTCACCGTGCAGCGCTTCACGACAGGTCCGGTCGCGAACGGGCCCATCCGCCATGGAACGCTGCTGACTCAGGCCACCTCGGGCGCGACGTGCACGCTCGTGGGCGACCTGTACGACGGCATGACCGACATGTACGTCACCCAGTCCGACAACCTGGGAACGGGCACGCTCGACGGGACGGACATCCTGAGCTTCGGCTCGCAGAACACCGATCCGACCGCGCTTCAGACCTCGGCCGGTTATGCGTGGTGGCCGTTCAGCTATCCGCTTCAAGTGGTTCGCGCGAGCGGCACCGGGGTGGTGGCGAACTTCTC